GTTCCCGCTGTTGTTCCCGTGCTGTTCCCCCTTAAGTATTACAAAACGGGAACAACAGACAGAAAACCCCCCTTTGGAAACCCCCCCTGCGAGCATGTTAGAGGTTGCTCGCTTAGGGGTCTTAAGTCGAAACTGTTCCGGCGGGCCGGACGCTTACGCTGGCCCACTGGAACAGCATCGACTGTTATGTTGACAAGTGGTTTGATGTTTGGTAATGTCAACTTTGATGGTGCTGGTGGAAACACCTTCTGGATTGGTAACTGAGCCAGCACTGTCACAGAGTGGTCTTACGACCTAAGGAGTAAACAAGTTATGGGTTTCTTTTCCAATGCCACGTTCAGCGATGGCAGTTCACAGTTTGAGTCAGCACCAGCTGGCGTCTATGTATGTCGCCTGGCTAACCTCGAGTCGGTTGATCGTCCTTCGTACGATGACCCTAACGTCATGGTCCCGAACTTCAAGTTCACATTCGAGACCACTGAGTATGGCGACTCTGCTGGCAATGCCTACCGCTTCTTCAAGTACACCCGTCAAGGTTACGGTAACGACAAGCAAGCGCTCACAATCCTTCTCGACGGTATGCTCGGACGTCGCTTGACATCCGCAGAGTTTCACGAGCTCGATGTCGATGACATGCTCAAGAAGCAGTGGATGGTCACTGTAGACGCGAAACTGAACACGCGTGGCAATATGACCAACGCCATTGTCAGCGTGTCTCCTGTGACAGCCAAGAAGAAGCTCACGAAGATCGCGCAGCCAACCATCAAAACCGATGACATCGAAGACCCCTTCGGTGAAGACGCCAGCGAGTAACCATCTCCGGTTGCCAACGACTCGCTGACGATACCAGGCACACTATCCGAACGGTGTGCCTGGTCTTTTACTTTGAAGGGGAATCAAATGTCAAAAGCGACAGGGACCGACCAGAAGGCTGAACTCCTGGTGCGAATCAAGGAACTTCGATCTGCTGGTAACAGCATCTCGCGCACAGCTCAAATCATGTGCATGACACGCGGCACAGTCCAGCGATGGATCAACGAAGAACGACCAGAACGAGAAGTCAAGAAAATGGACCCGTATGTCTCGATAGACGAAAAGACCGCGATCGTGGTCAAGTGGGCGGAACTCATTGCAAGCGGTGAGAGCCGTAGCAGTGCAGCTGCATCTGTTGGATTTCCGACGATGATGCTCAATCGATGGCTCATGTCGGAACCTTCACTGCGTGTCGAGTTTCAGGAGACCGTCGGGAAGAAGCAGAATAATACCGGTCGCAAATCCTTCGACCAGATAATGGTCGAGATACGCGCAGGACGTCCTGTGTGGCGTGATGGCGGTCGATTCAAGATACAGCTGGTCGAAGCAGCACTCATGCGTTATGAGCTCGATGGTGCGAACGTCTGGCGGTGCAAGGGCTTCGCGACCTTATCGGGGAACGATGTCCTGGCGCGGGATTGGACGGTGGTGTCATGAAGTTCTCTGAAGTAATACAACACTTGATGCATGGCAAACCTGTCACACGCGCATCATGGGAGCATGACGTCTACGTGCGGTACAGCGACCTATATGAGGCGTTTGTGATGCACGCTATCCCTGAACCGAAGATCATCCAGGGAATCACCATGTATCCCGAGTGGATGCTCGCAGACGATTGGATGTGGGGTGAGTTTCATCCGATCAAGGACGAAATCAAGTGGACACAGACAACTTCATAAAGACGATCATGGCGAAGCCGTGGTCCAACACCTACAGCCTACTCAAGGCCATCGGAGCGTCCAGCCAGCAGGTCGATGAAGCGTGGCGAGACTATCGTCGCAAGTACATGCGGAGTCAGCGCTGGCAGGACATTCGGACCAAGGCGCTCGAGCGCAGCGGTAGGACATGTGAGCAGTGTGGCCGTCGACAGGACGATGGCTACAAGCTCGATGTGCATCACATCACGTATCTGCGACTCGGTGGCGAGCAGATGGAAGATGTGCAGGTGCTGTGCTACATGTGCCACGGACAGCTGCACTACAGACGCAGAGTGCGCCAGGACACGGCAGAATAGAAGCATGGCAAGAGGTAACACAACAGAACCTGAGATCCTGGCACAGGTCGAATCGGCTTTGATCGCTGGTCAAAGTCCTTCGGTCATTGCACGGTCGTGTGGACTGCCACGCACGACCATCATCTCAATCCGTGACAGAATGACGACTCCTGTCGAACAGAGTCGACATGACATCACCTCGACGATTCTCCCGACAAAGTCTCTCGATGATCTTCTGACATCTGTGCTCGAGGACAGCCTGAAGGCGCTACAGGCGATAGCACGCACAGCGCAGAGTGAGCGTTACATCAATGGCCAATCAGCTGCCCAAATTGCAGCTCTCCATGAGCGCATTGCGAACTTCTCGATTCAACTTCTCAGCGCCGCAGCCGAACCAACTTCGGACAGTAACTAGCGCTCAGACAGCCGTCTGTTATCTCGACTACCTTCGGGACACGCTGCCGAATGGTTGGTCGTATACAGCTCGTCATCTCATCGCCATCGCGTCGCACCTGGACGCAGTCGAGCGCGGTGAGATTGACAGACTCGCGATTCACATGCCGCCACGCCACGGTAAGACTGAGACAGTCACGGTGCGATACGGAGCCTATTGCATCGAGCGCGATCCGTTTAGCAACGTGTTGGTCACTGGCTACAATGAGCGCATCGCCAGGCGCTTCAGCAGGAAGTCCAGACAAGTCGTTTCGTCCAGGACTAAACTCTCGAAGGACAATGCCGCACAGGATGAGTGGTCGATGCCTGAAGGAGGAACCTTCATGGCGAGGGGTGTTGGCAGCCCTCCGACTGGTGTCGGCTTCAAGCGCATCATCATCGATGACCCGATCAGGAGTCGCGAGGATGCCGAATCCGCTCTGTACCGCGACAAAGCATGGGACTGGTACACCGACGACCTTTACACGCGCCTTGAACCGAAGGGCGCTCTCATCATTGTTTCGACCAGGTGGCACCACGACGACATCACCAGCCGTGCGATCTCGAGTGAACCGCATCGATGGACGGTCCTGAACCTGCCGGCAATCGCGGAGGAGTCTGACCAGATCGGTCGAATGCCTGGCGAAGCTCTGTGGCCTGAACGCTACGATGTGAAGGAACTCGGACGCATCAAAGAGGTGATGGTCGCGAACTCCGGAGACTACGGGTGGAGTGCTTTATACCAGCAACATCCAACGCCACGCGAGGGGACATTCTTCAAGTCGGACCGCATTACCATCGATGCCGCCACGCCAAACTGTGCGAAGATGTCACGCGCCTGGGACCTCGCAGCGACAGCTGGTAGCGGTGACTATACTGTCGGCGTCAAGATGGGTCGCGATGCTGATGGTCGTATCTGGATTCTTGATGTCGTGCGCGGCCAGTTCGAGACAGACCAACGCGACCGAACCATCAAGCAGACAGCTGCTCTCGATGGTCGCGGTGTGCGTGTGCGCCTCCCACAGGACCCGGGGCAGGCTGGCAAGAGTCAAGCGATGCACATGCTGAGACTTCTCCACGGCAGCGCAGTCAACATCCTCCCTGTCACTGGCGCGAAGGATGTTCGCGCTGAACCATTCGCGAGTCAGGTCGCTGGCGGTAATGTGTACATGGTCGCTGCCGATTGGAATCGCACACTCCTGGACGAACTTCGAGTGTTCCCCCTGGGGAAGAACGACGATATCGTCGACGCACTCACGGACGCCTACGACGAGCTCGTCGGTCGTGGCGGTGGCTGGGGTGCAGTGTAGGTCATGATAAGGACACAATAAGACCATGGGACTCTTCGATCGCTTTATGGGCAAAGCCACTGCCGCGCCATCTGCACTCCTTCCGCCGCCGCTGATCCAGCGACAGACGTCCTATTTCACTGGCACAGGTAACGGCGACTTTTGGTCCCTGCTGACACGTAACCTCCCAGGCTCGAGTTTCAACTGGCGCAACCAGGCTGGCGACCTGATGCTGAACAGCATCGTGGCGATTGGCATGGACTGGTACATCCGCAACTGGTCGCAGGGTGTCCCGGTCGTACGTCGACCGATGCCTGATGGACAGGTCGAGACTGTCGCAGATCATCCGATAATCCAGCTGCTCGCACAGCCAACACCGAACGTGCCGCCATCGCTCGTCTGGTCGTGGGTGCTTCCAGACTACCAGCTGCTCGGAAATGCCTACTTCCGCAAAGTGCGCGTGTCTGGTCGCGTCGTTGGTCTGCAATACCTTGCGGCTGACATGATGCGTCCAGTCGGTAACAAAATCAACCCACTCGTCAAGTATCAATACACCGTCGACGGGACGTCATACGACATCGCGCTCGAGGACCTGATTCACATTCGCTATGGTCGAGATCCACAGGACTCGCGCTTCGGTCGTTCTCCTGTCACGTCTGTCCTTCGTGAGATTGCAACCGACAACGTCGCTGCATCAGCTGCGTTCGGCATGGTCCGTAATGGGGGCATGCCAAGCATCATGGTAGGACCCGACTACAAGGGCGGAGTCGAAGACCTAAGCGAAGACGATGCGAGACAAACGAAGCGGAAACTACAGCAGGACTTCACGGGCGATAATGCCGGTTCCGTCCTGGTGATGACTGGACCTTTCAAGGTCGAGCAAGTTTCGCACAAACCGAGTGAGATGGCGTTCGACGAAATCAGACGTAAACCGGAGGAGCGCGTTTGTGCAGCTCTCGGTTTGAATCCGCTCGTCCTTCAACTCGGCAGCGGTCTCGAGCGTGCTACCTACAGCAACCTCGAGCAAGCAACACGCTCGGCATGGACCGACGGAATGATTCCGCTGATGCGCCAGATGTCCGAAGCGCTCACCATCGCACTCCTCCCAGACTACGAAGAGACACAGCCAGGCGATTATCTCGAGTTCGACGTGAGTAATGTTCCGGCGCTTCAGGCTGACTTGAACGAAGACGCTGAGCGTGCTGAGCGCCTATACAAAAGCGGCATCGTGGACCTTGCAACAGCGAAGCGTGTCGCTGGTGTGACGCCATCCGACGACGACGAGGGTTATTACCATCCGACGGCTGTGCCGGTCCAGATCGGCGGACAGGAACTCCTGGTCCCTGATGCGGCGCCTGTTTCAACGGCACGCACAGCTGACGAGACAGCGAAACTCGTCGGTGCTGCCGGCGCTTTGATTCGTGCTGGCTTCGAGCCAGAAGCGGCACTCCAGGCTGTTGGTCTCAACTCTATCCAGC